AGGTTTGTCCGCTGGGAGAAGGGCGTAGCCGTCTGCCAGCGCTTGAATGCCACTGAACCATTGAGCAATGGGCACGCGTTCAGGTGCCAACGCATCGATGCCAAAATGCAATAGTAATGATTGCAAGTATCGTGCCCCGCCACGCAACCAAGGCGCGAGCGCAATGCCATCGTTAAAAAACTCCAACGGCTCCCACGTATGGCCGCTCGCGTTCAGCTCCTTGAAGCGTGCCATGTACGCGGTGAGCTGTTTGAATGCTTGCGTTTCGCGGTCGCACGGCAACAAGTAACCCGGTGCACAAGGTGTGACGTGAGGCGCAACACGGTAGCCGTTGAATATGATAAGCGCGGCCACGCTTTGAACAGTGTGTGACATAGGGAATCCTAGTGGTGACCGTGGCGGCGCTTTGTGGCTCGCGTGAACATGGTCAGTACAAGGAGGGCCATCCCGCCTTTAACCATCCAGCCGCCCAAACGATTCATAAAGACCAAAAGGCCATGCGCCAAATGCCCAAAGATGGGCATCGATGCAATGCCTGCAATGACCCACGGAATCAGGTAGAAAACCACGTACAAGGCGATGCAGCCGCCGATGGCGACGAAAAAGATGTGAGAATCAAAGGTCATAAGTAAGGTTCCGAAGGGTCGAAAACGGTAGGGTGAAAACGGTAGGCATGCGGCTCAGTCATGGCGTCCGCAATTGCCTCCAATCCTTTGGGCAAATCGTCTAGGTCAATCATAGCGCCGAAATCTTGTGGTCCGCCCTGGAGCCACCAGTAGCGCGTGAGATGGGGCAAGCCTAAAAAGTAAAGCGGTTCGCCACCAGGGCGAAGCACACATGAAAGCACGCGGCCATCGGTAAGGGTGAAGCTGGAACGCGTGCAAAGGTAAGAACGCATTAGTGAGCCTCCACCAGGTAGCGCCCCCACTGCGCGCCCATCGCGGCGGCTATGCCGGGATAGGTTTGTGCGCGTTGAAGCCAGCGGTCATCGGAAGGCGTTAAGCGGTTCTGTCCGGTATCGGTTTGGTTCGCCCATCGTGGCAGGTACTTTGTGGAGCCACACAGTGGGCATTGTGTCTGCCCAAACTTGAAGATGTGGCCGCGCGAACACACAAGGCGTGGAGCTATGAATTGTGTAGGTGTCAGTAGTGGCAAACCCTCAAGCCAAAGGCCCGTTGATTTGCTGGCATCGTCTCCATACTGGTAAGGCTGCACCATTTGCGATGGTGCGCGTATCGCGCGATTAACGAAAGATGGCGCGGGATTCTCCACGCCAACGGGAAAAGGTAAAGCCAGTAACGCGTCAAAGTTTCTTAGCGCTTCGTCGCGTGCTGCGCGACGAGCTGAACCTGTTAGCGTTTCTGGCTTTACCTTTTGATGATAAGGCCCGTCTCCATATGCCCATGCTGCGGAGAGCGTTAGATAGGTACACATGGGGTGCAATATGGCAGCGTCCCAAAGGCGGGATTTAAGGGCTTTCCATATGTCGATTTGCAGGTGTTTTTGAGAGGCGCCGCGTGCTGGCAACAAGTCGCACGTCCACGCGTCGCATCCTGCTAGGTCGAAGGCTTCGCGTGTGATTTGGCAAGCGCTGTACCCAATGAGGACACCGGGGCGCATGCCCCATCTTAGAACAGCCGGTGTCTAAGTGAGGTTGAAATCAGTGTCTAAGTTGATGATGGAGACGCGCGACTTTCTGCCAATGTTCGTCGGCAGCCGTGTCGGGATGCGCGAACCATTGTTCGGGGGTTTGGTCCACTTCGCGGGCCAAAACGTAGGCTTCGCACAGGTCGTGCCACTCGGGATAAAGCGCGGACATAAGCAGCATGAATTCTGCCGCCGTGTCGAAGGGCGTTAGCTCGAATTGATCGTCCGCCGTTTCGACCGTGAAAAGAAAAGGCGCGCAGTTGCCCGAAATAGAGACGGCGGGAAAGTCCCTTAGTCGTATGTTGTCGTCCACCTCCCCATCGCTGGGGGTGAAGTCCAGCGTTAAAGCTTTGGCCCTTTTGGCAATGCGGTAGCGCAGTTCAAAAGAGTTCATTTTGTGTGCTCCTCAATGCGGCCATTGTAGTGAATAGTGGCAATGTGTTTGCCGTGGTCGTAGACGTTGCCGCAATCGCGGTGCATATCGCTAGCGCCGAAGCCGAAGCCACTGTCTCCCGTTTCGCGGCATGCGATAAACAGCCGTTTGGCCTCTTGCAGGTCGGCACATTGCATAGTTGCGCGATGACCAAAGTTGATGACGATCATCATGGCTTAGCCCTCAATACCAGCGCGGTCGCATACCTTGCGCGCTGCCAGCTCAAACCCCGCCCACGCGAGCCAGTCGCAATTCCACGACATACCCTTAGCAGGGGTGAGGGGTTCGCCCACGTCGTCTGCATACTCGTCCAGAGCGGCCATGATATCGACCAAATGGAGCTTGGCGAAAGCTTCTGTATCCACATGGTAAATCAGTTCCGAAACGATGCCTGAAATGCAGCCATGTTCAAACAATTCAGCGGCGGGGCCTGCGGCGCCGTTATCGTAGTCTTCGCCGCGAGTATTGAGCCAGTCCAGCGCAGCGATTTCCAGCGGGTTGGTAGCGAAGTGAAGGGCGATGGTTTTCATGTTGTGCTCAGTAGAGAGAGACGCGGCCACCAAAGCCACGTACAAAAGCGATGATAGCGGCAGCCGGCAAGTCGTCCAGACATTCACTGTTTTTGCGGTTGTAGCGATACGAAAGAACGCCTTTCAGGTCGTACAGTTTAATGAGGCGTGCGGATATTTGAATCCGCGAGACGTTTTCAATCATCGCCTGCCCCATTGGCAGGACTAGGTTAGTTGCCATCGTTTTCATGGTTTACAGCTTCTCTTGAATGAGGCGCACAAGGCGTGCGGCGCTAGAGGGCGTGACGTTCTGCGGAAAGTGAATCGTCAGGGTGAGATCGTCGCCATCATCCCAACAGTTCACTTCGGCCGAGACGCTACGGGCCAAATGTGGCTTGCTGCTATCGGCATACGTGCCACGCGTTTCACTCATGGCGGGCGTTTCGCGTGATACGGCTCGCAACGCTTCATGAAGGGTAAGGTTTTGGTCCACAAAGCCGTAGCGGTTTGTGCCGCCTTGTGTGGCTTCGCTCTCATTGAAACGCGTATAGGAGACGTCAAAGGTTTGCATGGTCAGCAGCTCCTAAGTTTGCGGCGAACAGCCACACGCAATAGCAGGACGTGTGCGGCGGTCATATGCGTGCTCTTGTCGGCTATGCATTCATGGAGCCAGCGTAGCGGCATGGTCATAGCTAGCGAGACGTACTGGCGGCGGTTCACAGTTCGATCCTGTCATGGTGGCCTACGATGCAAAGCTCGCGCTGGCCAAAATAGAACGTGCGGTTGTAGTCGAGAAGGCGAGCCGTGCGCGTGGAGACTTTCTGGCAGCGGTTGCCGTTCAAAACGAACAGGGTGCGCAGTGGCATATCACGGAAATAGATATATTGGCCTTTCATGGTTTAGTCCTCTAGTTCCGTGGGGATTTGGTCAGCGTAGATATAGCCGTCTGAGCATATGCCACGTTGCGAGTTGATAAAAGCCTGCACTTGTTCCACGGTAAAGCCGGATGAGAATAAGCTGTAGGCCGCGACGCGTTCTGATACGGCAATGCGCGTGCTCATGGTTTGATCCCTTTAGGCAGTAGCAGCAATGCGACGCCTTCCACCATCTCTTTCGCTTCCTCTACCGTGGGCGAGAAGCCGTAGGTTTTGCCACATTGCCAGAGGTAACCTTTGTCGCCACTCGGTTGGGTGCGAACAAGGCCATCCTTCACGCCAAACTTGACGAGGTAAAGTGGATTTGTGGGATGCGGCAGCCAATTGCGGGTTGTCATGTCGTATTGCTCTGTGAGTCCGGTAAAGCGCCCCGCGTGGGTGGCGCTTTGCCTGATTCACTTTGCTGCTGCTAGGAATCGATCAAGATCGAAGCGTGAATTATCGGCTTGCAAGGCTAGTGCAATGCACGCGGCGGCGGTATCGATTCCGCCGTGCCATTTGCGCGCGTCGGTGCAGTCTGCCGTATCCGTTTTGGCTTGCTTGAGTGCAGCGGCAATGAGTTCAAAGTCTTTCTTAGTCATGGCTCAACCCTTCCGCAGTTCGTTTTCGATAGCCGGTTCAATGTCCGCCGCGCCATAGCATTGGAACACGATACCGCCGCCGTATTGCTTGTTGTGATATTTCCGTCCGCCGATTCGCTTGGCGCGTGCTAGGGCTAGGTCGTACTTTTCGTGGAGCGTGAGTAGCGTATTCGCGCGTTCCGCTTCTGTGTTGAGTGAGAGGAAGTGGCAGACGTAGCGCGGGTTGCCGTTTACGTCGTTTTTGAGGCGCGTGAAATCGATGGTCATTTCAGAAGTTCCAACAAATGAGGTTTTGTGCTTTCGCAATGCGGCGGGCGTCCGCCTTGTTGCCGACGGTATGTTCAAGCCCGTTCGGCGACATATCCATGCTGATAATCAAGTAGTGGCGGCGAGTGCCTTGAATGATGCGGCTGTAATAGTGTGCGTACATATCAGTAACCCAGAAAGTCGAGGACAAGATCGGCGCTATCAATGGTGGAATCCGTGTGGCCCGTAGCGTGCGGCAGGTAATCCGCTAAGGTTTGGCTATGGGCTTTCAGAATCTTGGCGGCAACTGTGTGACTGATTGTCGGGTTGTCGATGATGAAATCTTCGGACGTGTAGAGCATGAGTTCTAGCCTTACCAGGTGCGGCGGTTGCCGTTTCGATGGGTTGATTCTACAGGTTATGGGGAGGGTGTCAACCCCTCCCGTGAACTTTTTTGCACTTTTTCACGGTATCGGCGGGGGTCGATAACCCTCTACGATTTCGCGCGGATCACAGGGGGTAAAAGGGTAGTAAACAGGCCCACGCGGCCATCGGCGGTTTGCCATGAGAAACACAACCTTAAGGAATGGGTAGGGTTTGCCGTTGATAGAGAGCATGGTCGGCCAGTAGTCCAACAGGTTGACGCGGTTCTCCATTACCTGCATGTCCAATGCCCGGTTGAATACGATGCGGTATAGAGCGGGCTTTTCTGGCCTAAACGTGTACTCCAGGGCGGCTTGCTCATACGTGGGTGGCCTTTCTAGCGATTGTCTGGGCATGAGAGGGCGCCTTTTGTGCAATAGCCCGTTTTGGGCGGGGGTCAAGGGTCGCAGGCTATGGTGTGTCGCTGACCCCTGAGACTTGAGCATGGGTAAGGGTTGGGTCACAGGGGTCTTAGGGGTCTTTTATATTTAAGAATAGGGATATAGAGGTATTTAATATGTGACTTTCTACAATCTAATCTTCACATTAGGACAAAGTAAAAGGGGTAAAGACCCCCGACCCCCCAGACCCTTTTTGGAGTCGAATCCGTCCTTCATGCGCGCGGTTTGTGTGATTTCGCCTTACGGCTCGCGTTTTGGTATGTTGACGCCTTGAGGCTTTCCGCAGGCACTTCCGGCGGGTCGTTTGTATCGTGGCAACCAGGGCGCGCGTGCTGCCGCTTCTGGCATGCGGTTTGCGTGAGTTTTCGTCTCGGCCTCTTTTTTCTTGCGAATGTGCACGGCTTCACAGAGGCTTCACGCTCCTTGCTAGCGGGTGCCTTTACGTACATGGCTACGTAAATGCAGCGCGATGCTGCTAAGCTATTGATTGACAAGGGATTTCGTCCGCGTCGCTTCACCCTCCCACGGTAGGGCAGCCCCTCCTTCCGCGTGAAGCACACTACGCCTGAACCCTCCATTAACGCGTGGCATCGATGGCACTTGCGCGCTGCCGTGATCCGTGCATCGATCGCCCTGCCCCGCCGTGGGGACTCTCATGGTCCGTGCGACGCCGGGGCAAGAGGAAAAAACCCCATACACATGCGTTTGTAGTAGATACCCCCCTATAAAACGGGAATTCCACCTACCCCTTTTTTTCCTATGCCTCTGACCCCCAAAAACCACGATCTCCCAGGTCGGTTCTACACTCCCTTAGGCAAGAGACTTGCACTAGGCAATCCTTGCCTGTATAGGGAGGTGCGTAAGGCCCTTATCCGTTTAGACAAGGAGAGGGAGTCTCGCTACCGAAAGCTGTTAGCGGGGTAGGCCGAACCAACTACGGTTTGGCCTTATCGACATAGGCCAATCGCAGCAACGGGGAAACATCGACATGACGCAAGGGCATAAATCTATGACGCACTTCTCTACTTCCTTCAAAGCGAAGGTCTTAGAAAGGCTGATAGCAGGGGAAGGGCAATCGGTTATCGCTGAAGACTTGAAAATGTCACCCAAGACCGTATGGAACTGGTACGCGCTTTATACGGCTGGCAAACTAGGCAAGGACGGCAAGCCGGTTGAAGGGATGAAAAAGACGCTGGAACGCAAGCAAGGAACCAAGCGTGTTGTAGGGGAAGCATCCACGGACACTTTTCCTGCCAAGAAAGCCGCCAAGAAACGCCCGCACAAAAAACTGAAAAAAGTAGCCGCCGAAAAGCCCAAGGCTTTAGCCGTCCAAATAAACCGCACAAATGCAGGCGCCAAGGTGCAAATCGAACGCTTGGAAAAGGAATTGGCCTACGTCAAGGCCGACCGCGACATTTTGGTCAAAGCGCTCGCGTCACTGACGCGCTAAGAGGTGTATGCTTCCGATGCGCCCTTGCCATAAGGCAGGGCGCATTCCATTTGAGAGGTGTCGCCTCTTGGATAAGGAAGGTTTCCAGCTACCGCCCCTGCTACAGGACCGTGCTTATGAGGCGCCGGCCCCGGACCTTCCTGTCACCTTTGAAAGCCGCGCCGCGTTTGTGGAACGCGAGCGCCTGGCAGGCTTCCCCTCCATCAATCCGATTCAGCGGCAAGTAGCGCTGGAATTCGTGTTGTCAGGTGCCACCCTCAAGGCGCTGGCCCAACAGTTGGATTACCCGCTTGCTCAGGTGCAGCGCATGTTTGGCGATCCCATCCTGCGCGCGTTCATCACTGAGCTGCAAAAAGAATTCGCCGCGCACCGCTTGCTGACAGAGCAATGGGTCGAGTCTCAGATACTGAAGAATATGCCCAAATTTGAGGGCGAGGAACCGATACCTGTAGTGACGCGCGAAGGGGAACAGGTATTGCGCAACAAGTTCCACGGCAAAGAGTTGGTCGCGATTTACAAGGCGTTTGGCGGCAACGCTGACCAGAAAAAGAACGGCGGTGTCCACGTCACGATTGACTTCGGGCGTATGGGCGTATCGATGGATGCAACCGCCATGATCGACGTGGACCCTCTCCCGAATACCTAGCCATGCTCAACTTGCCCAACGCGTGGAATCCGATGGATCACCAGAAACAGGTGATGGATTACCTGTTCAAGGGGGGCAACTTTCCCGAACGCAAGCGTGCGTTCGCGTGCTGGCATCGCCGCGCGGGAAAGGACTCAAGCATGATCAATACGCTGGCCGTCGCGTCACAGCTGCGCATTGCCACGTATTGGCACTTGCTGCCTACGCTTAATCAAGGGCGCAAAGTGATTTGGAATGGCGTCGATTCCATCGGGCGCCGCATGATCTTTCAAGCCTTCCCCCACGAGCTGATTGACGTACCCAACGAGAATGAGATGACGCTACGCCTGAAAAATGGCAGCTTCTATCAAGTCGTCGGCTCTGACAACTACAACAGTTTGGTCGGTGCGAATCCTGCCGGCGTGGTCTTCAGCGAATGGGCGCTGGCCGACCCCCAGGCATGGAATTTCGTGCGGCCTATCCTGCTGGAAAACGGTGGCTTCGCGGCCTTCATCACCACGCCACGCGGCAAGAACCACGCGCATACGATGATGAAGATGGCACGCATCTCGCCGGACTGGTTCTACAGCCACAAGACCATCGATGATACTAGACGTTTAGACGGCCAAATGATTATCACGCCTGCGATGGTGGAACAGGAGCGCGATGAGGGTGTGCCTGAGGAAGTGATCCAACAGGAATATTATTGCAGTTGGGAAGGTATCAATTTTGGTTCGATCTATGGCGCTGCGCTACGACGCTACGAGCATCAACAGATTGTATTTCCGGAACCCTTCCTGCCGAATCTGCCGGTGTTTACGGCATGGGATTTGGGACACCGCGACGCCACGGCCATTTGGTTCTATCAGATCGTGAATGATGAGGTCCACATTATCGACTACCGCGAGGGCACAGGGGGCGATACGGACGATTGGCTGATTGTGCTGAAGAAACTGCCGTATGCCTACGGCACACCCGCGCTACCGCACGACGCGAAGAATAAAACCTTCACGACCAAGTACACGGCGGCGGAACGCTTCTATGCCGCACAGTTGCGGCCTTACATTGTGCCCAATGTCACGATTGCGCAGGGTATCCAGGCGGCACGCGCGCTGTTCAAGCATGTGTGGTTCAACATCGGCAATCCACAAGTGCTGCATGGCATCGATCACCTGGAGCAGTACCACTATGAATACGACGAAACGCTCAAAACGTTTAGCCTTAACCCGGCTCACGATGAGCATTCGCATGGCGCGGACGCTTTCCGCATGCTCGCCCTTTCCGAAAACGTCATGCGCCTTTGTGGACCCAAAGTTACCGTCGCTAACGGCACTTCTGTCGCTCCCGTCTCCCCCATCAGCCGCACCCTGACCTTGGAACATCTCCACGCCGACCGCGCGTCAAACCGCGAACGCATCTATAGGAGGGTCTAGCAATGTCCGTACCTCCGGGGGGCATGCCCCCGCGACCGCCGATGATGCCTCCCGGCCCACCCCAAGGTCCGCCGATGCCCCCACAGGGGCCACCACAAGGCCCTCCGGGGGCGGCGGTAGCGCCTCCCCAGGCGCCCGTGCCTCCCCCCGGCCCGCTGCCCCCACATATGATGCCGCAGCCATTGCCCAAAGGCCCCAGCGGCAAGGGCACAAAGAATCAGAGCGCGTTGGCGAAGGATGCGGGCGTGCCGCCTGCCACCACAGCGTATGACCCTAATCCCTGGCCTGAACGGTTAAGCCAATGGGCGGATTTTAGCCGCAAGTTTTTCGAGTCGGGTAGCAAGATCGAATGCCGCTATGAGGATGACCGCGAAGCGCTTGCCATGAATGATAGTTCGGTGGATGGCAGCGGCTACAAGCGCGTCAACCTGTTTTATAGCAACGTAACCATCCTCAAGGAAAGCCTCTACAACAGCCTGCCCAAACCGGACGTATCGCGCCTGCATAAAGGCGACTATGACAATGAGCCTGCACGCGTGGCCGCGCTCATCATGGAACGGGGGCTTAGTTACGAGGTCAGTTGCGCACCCTCATTCGACGGCGCGATCAAGGCCGCCATTTTGGACCGCCTGGTGCCTGGCATGGGTACGCTTTGGGTGACCTTCATTCCCGCCGCTGGCGATAAGCCCGAATCGATGACCATCGATATCGTGTATTGGCGCGATTTGCTATTCGAGCCGCGACGCGCTTGGGAGCAGATTACGTGGGTAGGCCGCAAGCTGTATATGGACCAAGAGGCAGCTAAGAAAAGGTGGGGTGATAAGGCCCTCAATCTGCCGGTCAACAAAGGCTCCAATAAGACTAACGTGACAACCGACTATGTAGACAAGGATAAGGTCTGCGTTATCCAGATGTGGGACAAGGCAAACGAGAAGATTGTTCACCTAGACGCTTCAGGCGCGATTCTGGATGAGAACGATGACCCGTATAAGCTCAAGGACTTTTTTCCGACTCCCAAGCCACTTATTGCTAATCCGCCGACACGGAAATTTCAACCGCTCTCGGATTACTACATGGCTCAGGATCAATACACGGAATGCGATATCCTTTATGCGCGTATCAACCTCATCATTGAGGCGGTAAAAGTAGCAGGCGTTTACGATAGCAGCGTGACGGAAATTTCGCGCATGCTGGGAGGCACGGAAAACAAGCTGATTCCCGTCGATAATTGGGCCATGCTGGCTGACAAGGGCGGCGTGAAGGGTGTGATCGACTGGTATCCCGTCGAACAGGTCACGGGGGTACTGCAACAGTTGGTCACCACGTTTACATTCCTCAAGCAAGAGCTGTTTGAGGTCACGGGCATGGCCGATATCATCCGTGGCGCGTCCAATCAATACGAGACAGCCGCCGCGCAGCAAATCAAGGCACAGTTTGCTTCGGTTCGCCTGACCGCGTTCCAGCGTGACGTGGCTTTCTTTGTGCGCGACACGATGCGAATCATGGGCGACTTGATGAGTCAGCTCTACAGCAATCAAAAGTGGGCCAAAATCTGCGGTAATTTGCCGGATACCGATATGCTGGTTCTGGGGCCAGCCTTGGCGATACTGCGTGACCAGTTCCTTAGCTCGTACAGTATCGACATTGAAGCGGACTCGCTGACCCAGGCCGATTGGGCGCTGCAACAGCAGCAGCGTTTGGCCTATGTCCAGGCGCTTGCGATGTTCCTACAGCAAGCGTTGCCGGTCGCACAGCAGATTCCGACGCTCGCACCCATGCTGTTGACCATGATCAAGTTCGCCAGTGTGGGCTTCCGTGGCAGTGGCGAATTGGAGGGGGCCATCGATGCCTCTCTCACGCAGCTCACGCAGCAGGCGAGCGCGGGAGGTGCGGCAGGCCCGCCGCCGAACCCGCAACAGCAGGCGGTACAGCAGCAGATGTTGCAGCAACAGCAACAGCACGTACAAGACTTGCAATTCTCGCAAGAGAAGCATGCCCAGGAAATGCAGTTCCAGCAGGAGAAGCATGCGCAGGACTTGCAAGCAGAGGATGAGAAGGCGCAGCAGAAGCTTATTCACGGTGGCGCAATAGGCGCGCAGAAGGTTCAGCAGTCCGCCGTTGGGCATACCGTGGAAATGGGCAACGCGATTAGGCGTGCCGATACGGATATCAACATTGCCAAGCAAAAAGCGGCTCTACAGTCTGGTGAAGCCGATGTGGGTGGAGGTGAATGATGCCTGCCGTATCGAAAGCTCAATACCGATTATTTCAGATGGCTAAACATGACCCTGAAAAGGCCAAAGCTTTAGACATTCCTCCCAAAGTCGCGGATGATTTCACGAAAACCTACGATAAGAGCATGCCGCAGCATGTCAATCCGCCTAACAAGGCAGCCAAGGCGCGTGCGGCTGCGTTGCGAGCGAAAACGCCATGATTTACGTCTATTTTTGCGCGGTTTGCAACTATGAAATGGACCGCATTTGCTCGCTGAAAGCTTATGAGGCCGACGAGGGGTATTTGTGTCCGCTTTGCGGAGCCAAAACGAAACAAGTTCTCTGTGCTCCTATGGCTTTGGCCAAAACAGGCGAATTTCAGCCGTTTAAATCCGTGGTAGACGGCTCGCTGATAAGTTCGCGGCGTGATTTGGCCGAACACAACAAGCGAAACAACGTGGTGAACCTGCACGATGGTTATGATGAAACCGCGGTGCAGAACATGACCAAAAAAGACTATCAAAAACCACTGGATGTAGAACGTGGAAAGGATTTGCATAAGGACATAGAAAAAGCCATCGCGCAATGTACGGATGGCTATACACCGCAAGTACCCCGTGAGGTTATCCCACCATGAGTACCATACAAGATGATGTACGTGCCTCTATTGAATCGCTTGAATCGCAAGGCACGGATACGGCACAAGCTCCCGCGCCGGCTCCCGCGCCTGTATCTCCCCCTGCTGCTGCGCCCGCTCCCGCGCCCGCTCCTGCCCCCGCGCCCGCGCCCGCGCCCGTCGCAGAGACTAAGACGCCTGTACGCGATGCGAATGGCCGTTTTGTATCGAACAACGCTGGGCTTAAAGAGCATGTCGAAGCCGCTGCCACAGAAGACGCAAAAGAGGTAGTACAGGCCGCAGCGCCGGTAACCACAGAAGCTAAGGCTCCCCCAGCGCCTACGCCCGCAGAGCGCGGAGAAGTCGCGCTAGACCCTGCAAAGCCGCCTCAAGGATGGACGGCTCCGATGAAGGAAAAATGGGCATCGATCCCTGAGGACGTGCGCGGTGAAATTACACGACGAGAGCAGGACATGGCGGCGGGCGTTCAGCGCCTTAATCAACAGTATGAACCGCTGCGTCAAGTCGGTGGTGCGCTCCAACCATTTGAACCTTATTTTGCGCACATACAAAAACCGCCGCAACAATACCTACAAGAGCTGATACCGATTGAGCAGACGCTAGCCCTGGGAAATCCAGCGCAAAAATTAGACATGCTGTTGAACGTGGCAGACAAGTACGGTGTGCCTATTCGCAACGTGCTCAATCAAGCGATGGGCGGCACACTCAAACAAACCATCGATGAGAGTCATCAAAAGTTTGGTTCTCCCGCACCCATCCCGCCGCAAGTGCAGCAGGAGCTAATGACGCTGCGCTCGCAGATGGACAATATCCAGAATTATGCGGCTAAGAGTGAGCTGGATACGTTTGTCGCCGATACCGTGAATCATCCGTTCTTTGACAACGTAAAGGAGGACATGACCAAGCTGTTGGAAAATGGTGCATGTACTACCTATCAGGAAGCCTACGATATTTCGGTGTGGCGTAACCCTGATTTACGTGCTCATGTGCTCGCCCAGGCCAACGGTCAGCAGCAAGCGGCGGGCATTCAACAACGCCAAGCTGCGGCGGCAGTGGCCGTGCCGCCTGCGTCTGCGAACATTGGCAGAGCGCAACCGGCGAAAGATGATGGCACAGGCGATGTTTATGATGATGTGCGCCGCGCCTGGGAGGTGGCCGCGAGTGGCGCTCGCGCTTGACATTAACTAGGGAGAGGATTAGCGTCCTTGTATCGATTTGGGAGGTGGACACCGCACACTCAATTCGTGAGGCTAACCCTCGTGTGATGTGAGTACCCCATCCACTTCTGAGGGTTTATTTATGGCCTTCCCGAATGTCAGCGATATCATCGCTACCACGATTGAGAACCGCACTCGCAAAATCGCGGATAACGTCACCAAGAATAACGCGCTCCTTATGCGTCTCTCAGCAAAGGGACGTATGCGTACATTCAGTGGTGGCCGACTCATTTACCAAGAACTGAGCTTTGCCGAGAATGGCAATGCTGGGTGGTACAGCGGTTATGACCTGCTGCCTGTGGCCGCACAAGATGTGCTAACCGCAGCGCAGTTCGATATCAAACAGGCCGCGTGCCCTGTGATCGTATCCGGTCTTGAGCAATTGCAGAATGCAGGACCGGAGCAAATGATTGACCTCATCGGCGGGCGTATCGATGTGGCGGAATCTACGATGCGCAACCTTGTTTGCGGCGGTATGTACTCGGACGGTACAGGCTCCGGTGGCAAGCAAATTACCGGCCTCAATGCGGCGGTCCCGGCTGACCCGACGACTGGCGTATATGGCGGTATCGACCGCTCCGCATGGACATTCTGGCGTCCAGGCTTAGCCGCTGCGGGCGCATCCGCAGCGGCA